AGATTCAATTCAGGAATATCAAGATTTGCACCTTGGTCTTCAAAATCACCACGGCTTGTAGCAGTAGGTTGTTTTTCATAAGAAACAACAGCATTTGTTGGAACTGCAGAAGCAGAAACAACGAATGTGATTTGTGAATTAGATGTATTTGCAGTTGTGTATTGTGGGAAGTAACCCAAAATACCAGAACCAGAAATCTTGAAAGCACGAATTGCCTCAGCATCATGGGTTGTCATAGATGCAGAAGAAACTGTGATTGTAAAGATGTTACCAGAGTTAAGAGATGCAGAATAAGCATTTTGGAACTCTGTATCGTGTTGATAGATTGATGGTGTAGTGTGTGATACTGAACCAGTTGCACAGTTTGTAGCATCAATTGTTGTAGCAGTTACAGTCAATGTGCCTGTTGTTGCTTCATTGATTGAATAACCAAAACGACCTGCACCATAAAGACCGCCTGAAGGATCAGCGTCTTTTGCATCTTTACCAGTTACACCAAATACTGAATCAGCTTGTGAATCTTTGCCAGATCCAGAAGTGAAACCAGGTTGTGCTGTACCATATTTGAAATCCAAATAGAATACAAGACCAGAAGGCAAGTTCATTGGTTGAACAGAAACGAAATCTTTCGCAGCAATTTCAGAGAAAATACGGCGAACCAATGGAAGTGCAACACCAGCCCATTCTTCTGAACCAGCTGCTGTACCTGTACGATTAGATTCATCAATCAATTGTTTTGCTTGATTTTCGAGAAGAACTGCAATAGAGTTCTTTTCGTATTCATTTTTGAGATTATCAAGAAGACCAGTTTTTGCCCATTTATTGACAATTTGCTTGTTTTCTTTGATAAGTTGCTTATGGGGATTACCAGAAGCGTTTAATAAAGATTGTATACTCATTGTTTTTTCCTTAAAAAATTATTTCAAACCTGCTAATTTACGTAAACGATTTGCCATATCATCACCTTCATTCAAGATTGGTTTTGATGGGCGTGTGCTTGCTGTTGGTTTAGATGCAAAAGATTCCTTAATAGGTTTAACTTTTGTTGTTCTAAACGATTCGCTAAGTGTAGTGTAAACTAATTTTACTTCACGAAGACTTGATGCACGGTCAAAGTTTTCAATTACACTCATTTTTTGTTTTTCACTAAGAGAATGCTTACGGAACAACTTGTTAGAGAAAAGCAATTTTGAATTAAGAAGATTAACTTCATTTATTTTAGAACGTAAGAAAGAAATTACAGCATAAGCTTCACGGAGTTTTGCTTCTGCCACTTCTTTTTCTTCTTCAGCTTCTTCAGCTTCTTCAACTGTTTCTTCTTCTTCCTCACGGAGAGCACGAAGAACTTCTTTGATGTCTACTTCTTCTTCATCTTCACCTTCTTCAACAGGTTCTTCTTCAGCTTCTTCTTCCTCACGGAGAGCACGAAGAATTTCTTTGATTTCAGCAACTTCTTCGGAATCTTCATCTTCTTCTTCAACGAGTTGAACGAGTTTTTCCTTTTTATCTTCTGTGCTGTCATCTGATGCAACTGCTGATGGTTTCTTGTTATCACCACTTCCGATTTCAGATGAATCAATGTCTTCTTCCAATTGACGAATAATTTCCATCAATTCTTCATCCATTGGTTCTTCTTCATCTTCACCTTCTTCAACTGGTGCTTCTTCGTCTTCACCTTCTTCAACTGGTGCTTCTTCGTCTTCACCTTCTTCCATTGGTGCCTCTTCTTCTTCGCCTTCGCCTTCTTCCATAGCAGGTTCTTCATCTTCACCTTCGCTATAAAATCCGTATTCTTCTACGGGTGCTTCTTCTTCACCCTCACCTTCCTCGACTGGCTCCTCGGCTTCTGCCTCCTCTGCCAACTTTTTGGAAAGCATAGACTGCAAACGCGGAGTGAATGCCTCTTCCAATGCAAGTTTAGCATTTGCTAATGCTACTTCCTTGACGGCTTTTGCATCTGCAATAGCTTCTTTCAATAAATCATTCATAAAAATCTCCAACTATTTTTAGTGTTATTTGAAACACCAATTGCAATAAAAAATAATATCGGACTCTATAACGAATAGAGTATTTCGTAAATATAAGTATGGGGTAAGTTATTTTTTTTCGATTTTTTCGGTAGATTTTTTTACAGGACCATATTGAAACAGAGATTTAATATCACTCTCGGTGTATGTAAACCTTTTATTTCTGTCTTTTGTATCTATTTTCTTTTCATCTGCCATATATTTGCTCCACTAATATCTTATAGATATTTCTTGTTTCATTGAAACCCTGAATTGTGTATCTACAATTTCTCGGTAATGTCACTTCTGTTTCGTGACAGTAATCATTTATACCACATGGCAATGTAAGGATAGAAGTTCCAGCTGGTATAAAAAATTCAAAGAGAGGCATTCTTTTTTTATCGCCACCTTCACAGATAAGTGGATTCAATGATGTAGTTACAAAAGTTTTATCTATCCATTGTCCTGCATCAATAAACATTTGTAATATATTTTCATTTTCAACAGAACGATACGATAAAACATTATTTTTAAGTCTTTGTGGTTCTTCTGAAAAGGCATAATCCAATTCATATATCGTAAATGCATTCATGGCACTATTGTATTTTTTCTCTCTTGCATCGCCTTCTTTTGGTTTACCCAATTTCATTTGAATTTCTATTTCTTTTTTTGAAACAGATGGTTGTGAAAATCTAATTATATTGTTTATTTTTTCTGAATTTGTATAGTAATGTTGAAGAGCAACTATTGTTTGTTTATCCAAATCACCATCGGATAATAAAGAATGTTTTGATGTTGCAATCATTTCTATTCTTTTGTACAATTTTTTTAGATCCTTCTTTTCACCTATTACAGAATCATAAACATCGAGCGCTTCTTCAAAATCATAATCTAATAATTTTTCACGTGATTCCGGATAAAGAAGTGAAGATTTCTTTTCTAATTTTTCTGCTTTTACTTTATCCAAAAATCCAACTGTTTTCAATCCTGTTTTTTCTTCATTAGGTTCTTTCGTTTCTTCCGCAGGTTTTTCTGTTGTATCATCCTTTTTATCATCAGATTTTTTATCATCAGATGAAGTTTCATCAGATGTTTCTTCCGGTTTATCTTCGGTTTTTGGTTCTTCTGCGGGTTTTTCTTCTGGTTTATCTTCTGGTTTATCTTCCTTTGCAGGTTCAGCAGGTGTTTCCGATGCAGGTGTTTCTGCAGGAGCGTCTGTGGTTGCCGGTTCAGCAGGAGTTTCTCCGTCTTCTTCGTATAAAGAAAAAGACCTTTCCAGGTTTTCAACAACTCTCCGTGTTTCTTCACGGATTAGTTTTTCAAGACTAGCAAAGGTCATTTTATCTCCATTAAATGTTTTCAGAATCTAATTTTCTTTGTCTTCTGATTGCAGCATTTCTTTTTTCTGATTTCTTTTTCGATGGTTTAATATATTCCATACGACTTTTATATTCTTCAAGAATACCAGCTTCCTTAACTTTACGTTTGAAAACTTTAATCATTGTATCTACGTTCATTGTACCTGCCTTAACTTTCACATGAGCAGGTTTTGATGTGGTATAAACTCTGTCTGACATAACACTTTCCTTATTATTTTTTTATTTCATAAAACGTTCCGAGTTGTTTACCTATATTTTCGTAGATAGACTCCAAGGTTCTTTGTAATTTAGTTATTCGTTCTGATATTTTTTGAAATTCATTCAAAGATTCTTTCAATCTTTTTGAATTTCTTCTATGTGATACACCCTCAAACCAATCACCAGATTCTTCAACCATATTTTTAGTAGCAAATTCTACCATTCTTTTTATTTCAGATACAACCTCTGGAAGTCTTTTTGAACGATGAACTACCTCTCTATACTCATTGTATCTAGATATTGCTTCAATATATTGTTGTTTTTGTTCGGATGTTAATACCTTTGTACTAAATTTTTCACTCATTACTTCTTGTACAGCATCTGCAACTAATTGATTGAGTTCTTCCTTTGTCATTGTTTTTTTTGTTTCACCGACTTTTCTCGGTAAACCTTTGTGTTTAGTTCCAGCAAAAGCAACAAGTTCTTTTTCTGACATTGAGTTTGCTAACTGTCTTACTGACTTACTCACATCACTTGATGCAACTTTACCTCTTTTGTAAGCAAGAGCCAATCCCATTAGTTTTTGCTGTTGTTTGGATAATGAAGGCATGATTATCTCCCCTCAAATATACATTCACAAACATTCCCAATTTCACAAATAATGTTTGTTATATTATTATGAATACGTTGAATTTTAGGATCTATTTTTGTAATAGTAGATGTTGATATGCCTTCTGTTATCAATCCTTCATTTATACCCTCACCCATTGGATTTGGGTACATAAACGCACCATGAGTTGATGGGTTAGATACAAAATCCCAACCAATCAATTCAAAGTCATCCTGAACTTCAACCGTTCCTTCACTAATTTCTTCAACCGATCCTAATCCTCTTGATGAAATACCAAGACGAATACCCGCACCAAGTAATTGTTTTAGGATATTACCAGATGGTGTTGGTAGTATTTCAACAGTCCCAACAACATCATTTCCTTTCCAATCTACACCAAGAACATTATGTGAAACATTGCGGAGATTTATCACAGATGAATCAGGATGATCAAGTTCTCCGAGAGCACGGTTTTCTTTTATATTGGTTGCTGCATATTTTTTAACTTCACGCATCAAAATCTTTTTTGGGTACACTCTACCATTTTGATTTTTTGCCTCAGCTCTTTGTAAAACACCCGAAACTATAACTTTACCATTATTTTTTCTTTCTGATTCTGCAATCATTTTTGGATTTGCAGCAAAAAGTATAGTATCTACGAGTAGTTGTTTCATGTTATGCACCTAATTCGTGTATTTTTTTACTAATTCTATTTATTCTTTCGGCGATTTTTGTTAAACGTGATCTGGATTCTCTCCATAATGTTCTTTGATCAATTGCCATTTCTACTTTAAGTTTTGAGGCGTGTTCAACAACTCTTTCAACTTCATACATAATTCTATTTATATTTTTTATAGAATCATTTATTTTTCTATTACTACTTCTAGTTTCATCTTTGCGAAAATCTTTATACGTTCCTTCTGAAATAACATCCATTGCTTGTTTGTATACGGATTCATAATTTCTTTTTTTATTCTTTGGGACAATTTTATATCCGTAAACTTCAGCAGTTTCTTTGTTATGTTCTTCAAAATCCTTTTCACTTGGAGCAAATGCCTTTGGTGTATCATATCCAGCAACATTTGCAGTGACACTCATTTCATCAAGTGACAACTCTTCTGCAAATTCACGATATTCTTCGGATTCTTTTAATTTTTTTATGAAAGATTCAACATTCATAATTCACCCTTATTTTGTAACTTGATTTTTTATCAAAACATATACTGTTCCAGAACCAACAGTTACAGATGATATTGAAAACTCAAAAACTCTTTGAGCACCAGCAAGAACAGAAAATGGAACTTCACCGCCCGCTGAAAGAGATGCGGTTCCTGTTGTTCCACTTGGAACGATTATACCACCTGCACCATAATCAGATCCAGTAAAATAAGTTGTACCAGTCCCACATGCAATTGACCTTAAAAATTTTCCAGGATGCCCCTTCCGTTCAAAATCATCAGCTTGTGTTGCTGGAAAATTGTATTTATGTGTTTCATTAAATTGCATTATTTACTCCATGATAAATCATCTATTAAACTGTAATAACGAAGTAGTGCAGATATATGATTTTCTTCTACTTTTTTTATATTTTGATATTCGTCTAAAAGACCAACAACTTCTTGTAATTTTATTTTCAATGATTTGTCTTTTATTCTATGTATATTTTTTGAAAACAATCTTTTAACGGTAACTGCCTCGGTTTGAACAAGAGACTTTAAGTTATTCGTATTACTTACGTTTTCGATATATTCCCTTAACAATATCTTTTGTGATTCAGAAAGATTCATGTATTTCGCATTAAATTTTTCAACAAGATATTTGTATGCCATCAAACGAACTTCTTTTGGTTCACTTGCAATGGCAACATCTTCTGTTAAAGCGGATTTGTTTTGTTTTGATGTTATATTTTCAAGAATTGTTATTCTTGATTTTGTTATTTCAACAGGATTTTCTATTTCATTGTATTCAAAAATCTTGTATATTGATGCAAGAAGTTTATAGTTTTGAACTTTTGTTTGGAAGAATGAATCAATTTCAAAATTTTCTTTGATTGTTTTAATCAAATCATATTTTTCGTTTTGTAATTTATTCTTATTCAATCCTCTACGGGCTTTTAATGCGGCCTCAATAAGCATATTTGCTTTAGTATCGGACTTTAATTTTTCATCAGATAGAGTTTTATACAGTCTATACTCTTTAATAAGTTCTGTATTCTTATTAAAGAATTTTTTCAATATCTGTATTGCTACTGATTCATTTGAAGAAATGATGTCCGATGTTATTTGTCTTGTCAATAACTCGAACAACATTGCAGTATTTTTGAACTTTGAATGTTTTATTTTCTTCATTTTTCCTTATACCTGTTTGTGTGCACTTTCATAGAATAAATATAGAAAAAATTACAATTCATCTAATAAATTGTTTTCATCCAGTAAATTTGGTTCATTTTCTTGTATATTAGATGGTTTGAGACTTTCTGATATTATCTTCTTTGTTTTAATTTTAATACCAGACATACTATCAATCAATTTTTCAACATTTTTATTTTCGAGAGATAGTGGTGATCCACCTTTACTATTAACTTTCGGTGAATTATTTACCTTCAATGTATTACCAACGTCTTTCATTCCAATTGGATCACGCCCAAATGGACTTTTATCTGTTCCATAATTCAAATTCTTAGCAGGTCTACCTGCACCAGGCCAGCCACCTTCTGGAACTTCTACATCATTTATCATTTTTGCACTACCACGAACTTGCATACTTGCAATATCATGTGGTGTTCCAAATGATTCTTTTGTAACAGCAGGATCATTTCCTTCATTTTCAATTTGTTTTTGACGGAATGCATGTTTAATGTCTTCAAGAACTTCATTCTTTTCAAACTCAGCTTCATCTTCTGAAAGATTGAATATGTTTGAATAGATATATTTCAATGAAAATAGTTTCTTTTCAACAAGTGTTCCTGCCAAATCCACCTTTTCTTTCATAAGAGCAACTTTTTCTTGTTCATATATTATAGATGGACCGGTCAAACCAAGTTCAAAATTTACGAGGTCTGCATTTTCATATCCTTGAGCATATAAGTGAACAATCGCAATCTTTGTTAATTCCGATACAACTATCCTTTGTATTCTTTCTATTGTTCTAGCAAAACGAATATCAAGAGCAGCCAGTGTTGCCTTTCCTTCTGTTCTTTCATCATAGCCCAAATATGGTTTTGGAACTTTAAGAGCAGCAAAAATCTTTGATTTTAGATATTCAATATCTTGAATGGAATCATATTGTAAACCAGCAAGCGTTTCAATAGTAGTTCCAGATTGTCCACCACGAACTGGAAGATAAAAGTCTTCCAACAGATTTTGCATATTGAAACGAAGATTATAGTCACCTGTTTGTTCATTGATAACAGGTGTCTTCTTCATTCTATTCATAAGGTTATTCATATATTGGTCTACTTCTGCCGGAGGTATGTTGCCAATATCAACTTTGAATATCCTCTTTTCCGGTGCCCTCATAATACGATGTATCAACATAGCATCTTCCATGAGTATAAGCTGTTTGTAAAGTTTACGAGCACCTTCTAACATAGATTTACCATACGGAAGATAATTTGTATCACCGAGAAGACGGAAGTGAGCAATTTCATAGTTCTGAAATTCTCCTTTTCCTAGAGGTCCTTCATAGATAAATTTAGTCATATAGATATGTTCTGGATCAGTTCCTTCTTCTCTTTGCATTTCATACGGTGAAAATGGAACAACATTCGTTACACCCAATTCATCTTTTACATCAAGATAGAGATAAAAGTCTCCATACTTACAAAGATTTCTGATCCAAGGCCATAAATTGTATTCTATATTAAGAACATCATAAAAAAGATTGCGAAGAATTTTTCGTATATTATCATTATCTGTTCTAATTGTAAGAACATCACCCTGATCATTTTTTAATGTACTTTCATCGGAATATATGTCAAGTGCAGATGAAATAATAGCATCGGTGTCCATTGCCTCATAATCAGAATATAAATCTATTTTTGTTGCTGAAAATGAGTTGTATTGATTGTATACTGATATTGGGGTTCCCTTTGTTCCATGTAATCTACCGTATCTATCAATAACTTTTGATGTATGTGGGTTCCCATCGGCTTGATAACGAGCAGTATCAACAACTTTTAATTTTTTACCACCAACGTTGCGAACAACAACATTAGTTGAAAAAAGTGTTTTCAATCTGTCAAATAATGATTTTCTTTGAGCCATTTGTCACCTATTTTATGTAATATAAACTTAATATAAATATGTAGGAAAAATACGAAATCTTATTTTATTAACCAAGTTAAATCTTCGTCTTGTCCATTTACTTTCATATTCCATCCTGTATCGTCACCAAAACCATATGTTGTTTTATGCGGAACAGATGCCTTACCCATGTAGTCTAAACTCATTCGTGTCTTCATCAGACCTTCTTGACGAAGTTTTATTGCGGTATCTCTAACCCAAAGACCAATAGCAAATGACACAACCAAGTCATCGTTATATCCATTTTGTGCCTCTGCTTTTGAACCATTCCAAACAAATACGAGCAGTTCCTCCGTTAATCTTGCAGATTTTACAATAGGTGTTCTTTCACGAAAATACGTTTCTAACTTTGAAATCAGTAACGGTCTTGTTTTTGAACTTGTAGTAAAACCGGGAACCATTTGTGATTTATCTTTTAAGTCATAACCTTTTGGTATTTGTATAGATGGATCAATATAACCATCTTCTTTGTAAGTGTAATAAAGATTTGGATAACCTCTATCAATGATTTGTTGAATAACCGCCCAACCAACATTGGCATTTTCAACTACTAACATTGCATCATTGTATTCAGTAGCAACTGATACTAACATATTACCGTATGATTTTGTATCAAGTTTTCCACGATATTCTGCAACTTGTTCTAAATTATCTATGTCAATTACATGGAATGCTGAGTTATCGTTTCCGTCACCACGAGCAACATCGGCTACAACAATATATGTTTTATTAGGTTCTGGATATTCCCAAATCCAATAAGCGTCTTCTGCACCTCTTTTTTCCTTTGGTTCACAGACATAAGTTTCTCTATACCATTGAACCAATTCACCATCAATAACAGAACGACCAGATGCAAGGAAGTTTCCATCACATTCTTGTTTTGCCATATCGGGTCCAAGAAGAACATCTTGTTCGTCTCTCCATGATTGGTCACGGTCTGGATGAACTTGCCACAGTAATTCTATCGGATTAAATGCACTCTCTTTTAGTTTTGCCTTTACCCATTGTTTATGGTAAAAGTTACCAACACCGTTTGGCGTAGAATTGATAATCGCAGTTCCACCAGTTGCAAGAGTTTGTTGTGCAGATGCCCATATCTTATCAATGTCATCAATAAAGGCGGCCTCATCTATAATCAGAAGTGAAAGTGCCTCAGAACGAGCAGAGTCAGCGGCAGCAGAAACGGCTTTGATTTGTGAACCATTCTTAAATCGAAGTGAAAGTTTGTTATCTTCTTGAACACCTGTTTTCAACCAACTTGGCAAATTGTCATACATAACACGAACTTTTGTAACCAAGTTCTTTGCAGTCTCTTGTTTAGTTGCAATAACAAGAATGTTTTTATCTTGATTGAACAACATTAACCAAAGTGAATATCCTGCAATAAGAGTGGAAATACCTAACTGACGAGATTTTAATACGATATTCCATCGGTTATTGTTAAATTCTTTTACAACATCTTCTTGGAATGGGTACAATTCAAAAAGGATTTTGCCACGAGTTGGGTGTTGAATCTTTGCATATCTTTTCATAAAGTATACAGGATTAGACGCACACTTAGCAAATTCTTCTTTTATTATGTCTTTAAGATTTTTATTTGACTGACTCATTGAACTACTAAAATTATTCCAACAACAGAAGCAGCTCCAGTTAGGAACCATAAAAATTTATTATCATACCAACGAGGTTGTAGTTCTTCATTTATTTTTTCAAGTTCTTTGCTTCTTTTTTGACAAGCATCAATAACATTATCTCGATTGTTTAATTGTTTCACAAACATATCTGATCTAGATTCATATAAATCTATAACAGTATCTTGAACATCAACTACCGTTTGAAGATAATCTATTGAATCACGAAGTAACTGTATTTTATTTGCAAGTAATGTTATTTCTTTTTTATTAAAACAGTAAACTGAATCTTTTTCAGTAGCAAATAAAGCCGATGTTGAAAAGATTAACGCCAAAACATATTTCATAATTTACTCACTTAAAAATTTATTGATATACTTGATTGCTTCATTTGAATTTTTTATGGTGGGTTTTCTTCTTTTGTTGAAAGAACTTTTTACTTCTTCCAATTTATCTTTTTTTACATTCAATATGGAATCCATTTTATCGGCTTTTTTTTTCAATTCGATGTAATCATATTGATATTTGTTTATCAATGCTTCCAAACTGTCTTTGGTTTTCGTATACTGTCTTACATTATCACCTTCGATTTTTGTAGCTATGAATATGAATAATATAACACCGATTGCACCAAATACAGCAAATGATTTAACTACCATTTGTATTTTTTTATCAATTTCCATTATCAATCCTTTGTATACGTTGAAACCATTTTTGCCTTACCACGACCGGTAGCACCTTTTTTTCTTTTTCGTGTTACGGCACTTCTTTTTTGTTTTGATGACATTGAAGCGGCTTTTGATGCCGGAACACATTTGGGATATGCCCTCTTTCCACCTTTTCTGGCTTTACTACCAGCAGAGGCGCCGCATGGTGGATGACCACCTCCCTTTTTCTTACGAGAAATGTCTACCCAACGATCCCTAAACCAGCCAGTTAGACCTCCACTCGGCTTTTTTCCTTCACGGATATATTGTGTGATATATTCCCGTATCATTTCTTTTATTATATTTTCTGTTGTTTTATTCATACAGATAAATATATTCTATTATTAAAATGGTGGATTTGGTCCAACTTTTACCAATCCAGTTTCAGAGTCTATTTCCAAATTACCTTCTTCTATCATGTAATCAAAAATATAGCCCAATCTCTGTCTTTCTTGGTCAGAGAATATACCCCACTTTTTCAAAAAGTTTGGATTGAAAGCAACTTCATTTTTAACTGCAATTGGAACTGGTGGTGTGAATCCATTTATTCCTATTGCAGATCCAATCACCAAATCAGGACTGAATCTGTTATTAACCAAAATAACTATATTAAGTAATTCTGATATTATTGTTCGGTCAGGTACACCATTTAAATTAAAACCACCCATTCCCATGTTACCACCACCAGTAGAACTACCAGTGTTTCCACCTGTTGAACCGCCAGTTGAACCATCAGTGTTTCCTCCAGTTGAACCGCCAGTTGAACCACCATTATTTCCACCAGTTGAACCACCATTATTTCCGCCAGTTGAACCATCAGTGTTTCCTCCAGTTGAACCGCCAGTTGAACCACCATTATTTCCTCCAGTAGAACCACCAGTGTTTCCACCTGTTGCACCGGTTCCTCCAGTATTTCCACCAGTTGAACCGCCAGTGTTTCCTCCCGTTGCACCGGTTCCTCCAGTATTTCCGTCTGTGTTTCCTCCAGTTGAACCGTCAGTATTTCCACCCGTTGCACCGGTTCCATTTGTATTTCCACCGGTGTTTCCACCTGTTGCACCGGTTCCTCCAGTATTTCCACCAGTTGAACCGCCAGTTGATGCAGTTCCTCCTGTGCTTGATCCACCTGTATCTCCACCGGTGTTTCCACCAGTTCCATTTGTACCAGCAGAAACAGAACCAGAATTTGGTAATGGTGCAGATATTATACCAACCCAAGGAAGAATTGCAGGTATAGGTGATGGTAATGCAGGAACATTTCCATTATATGTACCTGCTATTGTTGTGTGATGACTAACTAATGAATTGTATAAAAAATTAACAAAAGAATCAAAATCAGGTTGATTGAATGCCATCTTTAAATCTTTTTCAAGTTCATCTGGATTACCAGGAAATAAAACGGTTGTGCCTTTTAGTGGAGCAATACATGGTGGTAATGTTGGTAGTGGTGTGAATGTTGCAGTTAGCCAATATGAACAGAATCCAGTTGCCATAATGATGAAACCGTTCTTTGTGTTTGTCATTTTATTTATATCAAAGCCAGTTTTAAGCATAGACTTTAATGTGCTCTTATCACCACTCATAACGGTGGATCCAAAAAAGGTACAACTAGTTCCAATGTTAGCCAAATCATATGCATCTGCAAGTATTTGTGCAGCATGATCTGTGTCTTTAACATTATTTGTTCCCATTTCTGGTTTTAGTAAGGATTTGAAAGTTGCTGCATTCATATTTAAGTTTTATGTTTAGAGACGATATGCTTATTTATATTTGAAATATCAATAACCCTATCGCAGTGAGGACATTGAACTCTTTTTTTATTTTTAGCAGCTTCTGATTTTCTTTTGTTAGCAAGTTCTTTATCTTTCAATACCATAACAATTCCTTTATTCCAAGCAGTTTTTCCTCTTTTTGATTTGCCTGGATCGCCTTCCGATATTTTTTTACTGACTTCTTCCTTGCTATATCGTTTAGTCCAATGAACAATCTTTCCGCTTTCATAACCTTCTTTCAAACTCATGGAAAGTTTTTTTCTATCTACATATTTACTTGCATTTTTAGCCCACATAGTTTTTTGATTTTTGGTAGCTCCATGTATTCCTATTTTCAAATCTCTTGCCAAACTACCTCCAATTTTTCCACCAATAGATGCCCATTTTGTAAATTCATTTTTATGAATTTCAGAGTGTTCTTCAGCACTAACACATTTAAGGTTAGATATGTCATTATTAAAAGGATCCCCATCTATATGATGTATGTGATGTCCTTTTGGAATTTTCCCATAATAACTTTCGTATATTTTACGATAATTTATGTTAGCCAATTTATGTTTTTTACCCATGATTAAGTCCTATCTATTGCACCTTTTCCAGATTTAGGCCAACCAAATCTACATGACCAATAACGAGCTGATGTTCTGTCTCTTGCGGTATCACATTTGTGACGGGCACGAAATGATTTTCTTCGAGCAGCATTGCTCTTTTTAATACGCATAGTCTTTTTTCCACCTTCCCCTTTATGTCCAAAATTTACTTTAACAATGTTACCATTTGGTTTTTTAACATAAACGGAAAACTTTTTAGGACCACCAGGTGTACGGAATGGTTTACCCAATGATACTTTTCTACCACGATATTCGGCTTCATTTATGGGATTATTTTTATTCTCTTGAAGACTAAAACGCAATTCTGTTATTTTACCACATGCATTTGTTGAATATCCTTCAAGTTGATATCCAGGATTAACAATAGTTTCCTTTACATTACGATAACCACCACCTGCTGCCTTATATGCCTTCACAAGTGCACCAGATGCATATGCACTCGGCCATACCTTATATTTTTTCTTAATTCTTGATTTAATACTATTGTAAAGTTTCTTGTTCGTTGGAACTGCCCTTTCAACAATTACAGATTTCATAAATTTCTCCGTTTTCTTTTTGGTGGTTCATCAATAATATCTTGTTCATCATAATCTGAATGGTATTCAGATCTATCCATTTTCCTAAATTTTCCAGAAAATTGTTCTGAAGCAACTGAAAAAAGACTACCAACTACTATGTAAAGA